TAGTACTTATATAACACCTAAAGCTTATTATCCAAATATCTAATGCCAAAGTATGCAACAGGAAAACATGCACTAGCCATCTCAGATCGTTCAGGTTTACAATTTCCCTGGAAGGAAATGGTAACTGAATGGACGGGAGCTTTTGTTCATACTTCTGAATACGAACCTAAACAACCTCAACTTAGACCTAAAACTTTAAGTGCGGATTCTATATCCCTTACTAAAGTACGACCTGCGCGAACAGCTTTTCCTACTCCAACTATTTTACCTAACAATCCTTTTACGACGACTGTAAGTACCACGGTTACGGTGACTCAACCTAATCATAATTTTTCAAGTGGGGATGCAGTAAGATTCCGACAAGTGAAAGACGAAGTGGGAGGAATTTCTATTACTACTTTAGAATTAGAAACTACTTTGAATGGCGCCCTTACTTCAACAGCCACATCTTTAACTTTAACGGATGCTTCTGCGTTTCCAAGTTCAGGATATATTTATGTTCAAACTAAACCAACCGCTGGATCGACTACCGAAACTGTTTTTTCACAAAGTGAAGTTATTAAATATACAGGTAAGTCTACACATACTTTAACAGGTTTAACTCGTGGATCTTCTGCACCTACTTATGGATTAACCCCACAAGCTAGCACGGCAACTGCCCATAGTGATTTAGATAAAGTATTCGGATCTTATAGTATTACACCAATTAACATCACGGTTAACTATCCAGGCCAACCTTCAACCAAGACCATTAGCAATCAATATACTTTTGTATTGGCTTCGGCAGCGACAAGTGCTACAACAGCAGGAGGGTTTCCTTCTTTTGCAGGGCCCGTAGGAGATAGACCATAATGGCATATACATTCGCAAATTTAAAAACAGATGTTAGAAGCTACACGGAAGTAGATGATACCGTTTTAACGGATGCTATTTGTAGTACTATCACTAAGAATGCAGAAAACAGAATTTATAGAGAAGCAGATAATGATGATAACCGATTCTATGCTACTTCTACTCTAACCATTGGAAATCGGTATGTAACAATTCCAAGTGATTTAAGAATTATTAGATATGCTCAAGTAACCAATTCAAACGTGACTCCTAATGTTCATGTTTATTTAGAGAAAAAGGATACTTCTTTTATAACTGAGTATTATGATACTCCTTCAACAGCTTCGGGATTACCTGCCTATTATGCCAATTGGGACGCTACTTATTGGCTAGTAGCTCCTACGCCTGATGTAGCTTATGAACTTACTTTGGCCTATATTAAACAACCAACAACCATTACTACTTCAGATTCGACCACAACTTATTTGAGTAATAAATATCAGGATTTACTTTTGTATGCTTCTTTGCTAGAAGCATATGGATACTTGAAAGGTCCACAAAATCTGGTACAGTACTATCAGCAGTCGTATCAGCAGGCTTTACAATCGTACGCGATCGAACAACAAGGTCGAAGACGCAGAGACGAATACCAGGATGGGGTTATTCGAACACCTCTTAAATCACCACCCCCAACACAAGATTAGGAGAAAAAAAATATGGCAAATATTATACCAGACGCATTTAAATTGGAACTGTTATCAGGCACCCATAACTTTGCAAGTGGAGGAAATACCTTTAAAATTGCTTTGTATGTAACAACCTTAGGTCCTCCCTATACAACCGCATCAACCGTTTATAGTACAACCAACGAAGTAAGTTCTTCGGGCACGAATTATGCGGCAGGGGGAAATGCATTAGATGGTCAAGGAGTAAGTGTTCCAGGAAGTAATACCGCTACTGTAGATTTTGATAACGAAGTTTTTTCTAATGTAACGTTAACTTCATTAGGAGCCGCTATTTATAATACATCCGCAAGTAACAAACTTTGTTTAGTTATCGATTTTGGTGGAAATAAAGTAGCAACTTCTGGAGATTTTACAATTCAATTTCCAGCCGATGCAGCAACAACTGCAATTATACAGGTAGCATAGGATGGCATTAGCTTTAAATAATAGGGTAAGAGAAACAACTGCAACAACAGGCACAGGAGCTGTGACTCTGGCAGGAGCAGTTGATGGTTTTCAAACTTTCGCTGCTGGAATTGGAAATAGTAATACAACTTATTATGCCATCTCATTAAATACTGCTAACGAATGGGAAGTAGGATTAGGAACATTAAATGGTGATAGTTCAACCTTAACCCGAACTACAGTTTTGGAAAGTTCCAATTCTGATTCAGCGGTAGATTTTGCTGCAGGTTCAAAAGAAATTTTTTGTACGCTGCCCTCAGAAAAAGCAGTTTATTTAGACGCAAGTGATAATCAGGTAGGAGGCTTTAGTAGTCTTGCAGCCGATACCACTCCTCAATTAGGCGGTGACTTAGATGTAAATGGAAATGCAATCGTTTCTGCTTCTGATGGTGATATAGCTATCAATGCCAATGGAACTGGAAAGGTAACGATGACCACTAATTCCGTTACAGGGGATGTTATTCCAGGTAAATTTGGTGGAACAGATTTCTCAAATAGTATTCTTATTGGTCATAGTACTACAGGAACACTAGATGCAGCTGATCAAAATATTGGAATAGGAACTAATGCTTTGGATGCTCTGACTACTGCAGACTATAATATTGCTATAGGTTATAATGCTGGAACTAAACTGACTACTGGTGGCTATAATACATATATTGGAGGCATTAGTGGTAGAGAGACTGTTGGTGGAGTTCAAAATGTAGGTATTGGTTATGCTTCTTCGGTGGATACGACAGGAGATTATAATACTGCCTTGGGATCATTGGCAGGAACCAATGTATCTTCTGGTGATTGGAATATTTGTTTAGGAAGAGATGCTGGTCAAAATATTACCACAGGATCAGGAAATATAATTATAGGCGATGTGGATGCTACGGCAGCAGATTCTGCAAGAACATTAAAAATAGTTTCTTATGATGGCTCAACAACTACTAATCACATGATAGGTGATTCAAGTGGGAACCAGATTTTTGCAGGAACAGCAACAGCTGCAGGTGGACAATTAACAACAACAGGAAAAGCCTTAGTCATGGGATTTTAATAGGAGAAAAATATGGCAAGTGAAATAATGGCAGTAAAACTAGTGGCAGGAGTCACTAATGCTGAAAATGATTTACTTACGGTAGCATCTGGGCATACTTATACAATACTTAATATATCGATTTGTGAAACGGCTGGTGCGGCTGAAACTTTTGATCTTTATATTAGAGATGATGCTGGTGCTAATGATTATGAGATTTATTCAGATCAAGCCCTAGCGGCTAATGCAACTTTTGAACATACGACTAGGATTGTTCTTATGACAACCGATGTGCTTTCAGCTCAATTAGGTAGTTCAGGTAATGTTGATGTTGTTATCAGTTATTTAGATCAAACCTTATAGGATTATTTATGAGCGGAACCATAGGCGACAATGTATATAGAGCCTCAGGCGTTATTGCTGCTGGTGCTGCGGGTGGAGAAATTACTGCTTTTGATGACGCATGGAAAAATTATAACGATGTTGATACTACTACAACAATGACTGTACCATCTACTAAAAATTATTTTTTAGGTGGCCCAATAAGTGTTACAGGAAGTGCTGTTTGGACAATATCAGGTATACTTAGAATATTGTAATGAGTGAAATTCAAGTAAATAAAATAATCCCTGCATCAGGTACAGATGTTACTCTTGGCGATAGTGGGGATACTTTTACAGTGCCTTCAGGTGCTATAATTACCAATTCAGGTACAGCAAATGGATTTGGTGGTGGAAAGTTTTTGCAAATACAAAGTTATTCAACTGCTACATTTCCATCTCAAACTGTGACTGCTAGCATGGTTGATATTTCTTCATTTTTAGTAACAATCACACCTTCGGCAAGTGACAGTAAAATTTTAATTATGGTCAGTTCAGGTATGGTGAGTGCTGGTAGCTCAACAGTTTCATTTGTGGTTGAACAGGCAATATCAGGTGGAGCAACTACACTTCTTGGCGGAACAGCGTCTAGCAATCATCAATCAGCATCTTTTAGATATTATCAGGTTAGCGACCAAAATCATGGTTATGGTGCTAGTTGGAATTATTTATCTTCACCTTCGACAACAAGTGAAATTACCTATCAGCTACAATGGTCTAATCAAGAAACTTCATATCTTAATAGGTCATATTCCGATACTGACGTAGCACCTTATGGCGATAGAACTCTATCAGGAATGATGGCAATAGAGATAGGAGCATAATATGGCAACAATAATAGAAGCAATTTTAGCAATTAATCCAAGTGCAAAAGTTTCATTAGCAGATGAAGATGTTAGTCAAATAACTTGGCAGGATGGAACTTCACCAATTTTTGATGAAGATATTTTAGCAAAAAAAGCAGAACTACAAGCTGAATATGATGCTTTGGCTTATGCAAGAAAAAGAGGAACAGCCTATCCTCAATTAAAGGAATTTACCGAAGCGTATTGTGAAAAAGAAATTGGGGGAGATAGTGCCAAGTGGGATGCTTACGTTTTAAAATATAACAAAGTAAGAACGGATAACCCTAAACCGTAAAAAGTATGGATAAATCAGTACAAAAAAAGTTTTACATCAGTTTTATTTTAATATAAAAGGAATATAAATGCCTGAAATCAAAACAAATAAAATTAGCCCTGCAACAGGCACAGCTTTTACTATTGGAGATAGCGGAGATACTTTTACAGTACCTTCAGGTGCTACGATTGTAAATTCAGGAACAGCGACAGGATTTGGTGGGGGCAAGATAAATCAAGTTATTCATACTTTAAAACAAGACACATTTACATTTACAACAGATGATGCCTGGCAAGATGTTACTGATATGACTTGTGCAATTACCCCATCTGCTACCGATAGTTTGATATTAGTTAATGTAAGTATGACGGGTGGTACAACTGGTGGTGTAACACCACAGTTAAAAGTACAAAGAGATATTGGTGGTGGTGGTTATTCTGATTGTGATAAACTATGTGGAACTGCGGCAGGTAGTAGAAAAGCAGCAACTATGGGAACTTTATATGCAATAGATGGCAGTCAAATAATGACGATGAATATGACTGGTTTAGATAACCCAGCAACAACAAGTGCAGTAACTTATAAAGTTCAGTTATATGCTGATAATGTCACTACAACCACTAATGTTGGAACTTCTGGTCAAGATGCTGATAATGTTCAACAGTCAAGATATCCAAATACTATTACTTGTATGGAGGTATTAGCATAATGGCAACTATAATTGCAGCAATAAAAGCAATCAA